TCAGAAGTCGGTTTCCACGTAGACCCCAGAGCAGTCGTAAGCGACCGCTGCTGCCGTTGCCCCATTGTTCATGAACAGCCGCGGCGACAGGAACTGTGTGTTGGCGGGCAGATCGGCGGTGATCTCCTGCTCGAACACCGCGCCTGATACCTCATCCACCACCCGCGCCCAGACCGAGCTGCCATTGGGCGGTGACGCGATGAACAGCGTCAGCACCCCGCCCGTCGAGATGGCGAAACTCGCTCCCATGTCGGTCAAGGTCGGTGCGCCAGTGCCGTCGTTCGTGACCAGCTGCCAGCGGGTGTGCGTGCCGCGCTGGAAGCCAATGCCGATGCAGTTGATGGCTGCAGCAAGCGTTAGGGTGGTGGCAAGCGCCGCGGTGGAGCCGTAGAGGCCGAAGAACCCCATGCCGGTTGCCTGCATTGTCGTGAGCGAAATCCGGGTGACGAAGGTCCAGCCGCCCAACCCTGCGGAGTTGCCACGCCAGCAGGCCCAGCCTGCAGAACGCTGCTCGGCGGCCGAATCCACCACCCCCGCGGAGGTCAGTCGCCAGCGCCGCATGCTGGCGGCCAGGTTCGTTACGGCCAGCGTCGGGTGCGAAACTGTTCCGACCGATGTGATGGGCAGGCCTTCGGTAGTGATCGTGGTGGTGACCGAGGGCGACCAGTTTGCAATCCGGTTGACCCCGAAATGCGGCTGGAGCGGGAAGTCCCGGCCGGAGGGGCGCATGACGTCGATCCACGGTGCCCCGGCGCGGCTGCGGGCATAGACGGCGGCCTTGCCGGTGGGCGGAGGGGATGGTGCGGCAGTGAGACCCGGCAGGATCGTCGGCTGAGGCAGTTCCACCTGGCCATTTGTGCGGTCGATCTTCAGTGCATCGAAGAAGGCCGAGCCATCCGGGCTGACCTTGAAGCTGAAGTCGTCGTTGCCCAAGAGGCCGATCAGCGCCCGGGCCGAGAATGCAGTCTTGAAGGCGAAGGCGGCGTCGTTCCCAGCCGCCGCCTTGTTGAAGGTCGCCTCGATCCCGGTCCCGGCGTTGTTGAACAGCAGCGCCGGAGTGTTGACTGACACACGATTGTAGCTGTCGGCCGTCGCCCCGCCGAGGCCCAGAAGCTGGGCGGTCAGGTTGGCTTGCGGCATGGCGACCTGCGTGACCGCATTGGCGAAGGTGACGGTCGGTGTGTTCACGACCGTGGTGCCCCCGGCCCCTGGCGTCGCCGAGCCGATGTTGACGACCGTAGTCGATCCCGTTGCACCGCCGGTGCCGAGGTTGACGGTCTTGGTCACGCCGGTGGTCGTCGCCCCGGTGCCCATCCCGTAGGTGGCGGTTGTCGTGGCGGTGCCAATGCTGGCCGATGCCGCCGAGACCGTGACGGTGCCAGCGGCGGTCAGCGTGCCGGTGAAGGTCTTGTTGCCGGTGAAGGTCTGGGTGCCCGCGAGGATTGCCAATTCGCTGGATGTGTTGGGCAGTGTGAAGGTACGGATCGTGCCGGTGGTGATCCCCGACAGCGAGAACAGCGCCTTCTTCGTCGGATCGGCGTCGTTGACGAGGCTGAAGATGGCGTCGGACACATCCTGCGGCACGCCGACCGGGTCCCAGGCACTGCCATTCCAGACAACAAAGACCTGCTCGGCTGCGATCCAGACCAGCCAGCCGGGACGCGGCACCAGGCGCAGCCAGACGCCATCGACCCAGAAGGCGACATTCAGATCCCACCCGGCCCAGAGGCCCGTCGCGCCCGATGCCACGAGGTGCCGATCACCATCTGCGGGGCTGGCGGGCGGCGTGGTGCGCGTGCGGTCGAGGACCGACAGCTGCACCATCGCGTCGAGCAGGCGCAGGGCCTCGTTGTGGGTGACATGCTTCTGGGCTTGGGCCGCCAGCAGGTATGGCAGGCCAAGGTGGGTGGAGGTGTCGGACATGTCGGGCCTTCAGAACTGGAGGGTGACGGTGGCGGGATCGCCGCGACCGAGGCGGTTCGAGAGTTGGTAGATGCGGATCGCCAGTGTCTGGCCGGGGCTGAACGGCGCACCCCAGTCGGCGGTCTGCTGGGCGGCGGAGTAGAGGACGGACGTCGTGGTGCTGGTCAGCGTGCGCTTGACGACAGCCCCGTCGAGGATCTGGACGTCGTAGCTTTCCAGATCCTCGGCCAGCGGCACCTCGACCTGCTCCCAGGCATCAGCCACCAGCGCGCGGGATCGCCGCGTCCAGCGGATCGTCAGATCGCCCGGGCTGCGCGCCGTGCGCCACGGCTGCGCGACATGGACCGGGGCGAAGGGCACGAGGCCGCGACCGGCGGGCGTGAAGGCAAGTGCTGCGTAGCTGGCGTCACTGACCGCCCGCGCCGCGGGGCCGATGCGCCAGTTCCACGGCAGACCGAGATCGGCCTCGGCGATGGGCAGCGGGGCCAAGGCAGAGTCCAGTACCACCACTCGTGCTCCGGCCGGGGTGGGATTTCCCATTGCGGCTTCGGTGCCGCGCTGACCGCGCAGCAGCCGCGTCAAGCGGTAGCGACCGGGGGCGATAAGTTCGGCCGCACCCGCCTGCACGATCTCCCAGACGCCAGGCGCGGATTCCACCGCCAGCGCGTTGGCGCCGCCGAACAGGGTCAGATCGGTGACGCTCTCCAGCGTGCCGGAGGCAAGATCGACGACCAGTGCATTGCCGAGATCGAAGCGCGACGTCGGGCCCGCAAAGAAATCCGACTCCAGCGTGCCGATCCTGGCGCGGCTGCCAAAGGTGGTCAGCAGGTTGAACCCATCGGTGGAGGGGCTGCGGAACACTGCCATCTCGCCCGGCCAAGGAACGGCATGGGCCGCGACCATCGGCCGGTGCGCAGGCTGGTCTTCGGACAGTTGCGGCAGGTCGAGCAACACCACATCCGGCGCGCCGAAGACCACGGAGCGGGTAAGCGAAGCCGGTCGCGGATCGCCGGGTGGCAGGTCATAGGCGGCGCGATCCTGACGGACAGCCTCGATGCCGCGCCCATCAGAGTCCGCGATGGACACCAGCCGCAACTCGATCTCGCGGCCATCATGGACCAGCCGGATCACGTCGGCCGGGTCCAGCGCCAGCCGCGAAGGCGGCAGGCGGAAGGTGGCGCTCTCGCGACCGATCCAGGCCTCCATCAGCGCGCGGCGGCAGCGGCGTTCGGCCTCCTCGGGCGGGATCGCCATCGGGAAGGACTCGGATGCGATCCGCGTTGTGTCGACGGTGATCCGACGGGCTTCGACGAGGGCTGCGTCATAGTCCTCATCGGCGCGGGCGACCTGCCACTTCAGCGCCTGCGGCAGTTCGGTTTCCTGCGCGCGGACCAGTTCCAGCGCCTCGCCTTCGCGCGATGCCACGAGGTCGTCATGCGCCAAGGTCACAACGGACACCCGCCCGCGCATGACGAAGCGGATCATGCCTTCCGTCTCGATGGCATCGAACCCGAAATGTCGGGCCAGCGTGCTGATCGAGGATCGCGGTGCTTCCAGCGCGGTGATGGCATAGCCTTCCACCGCACCCCAGAGGCCGGAGACGTCGATCAGCGCCTCCGGCATCCCGGCGCGAAGGCAGAGGTGGCGCACGAGGGCGGCCAGCGACACCGCGCCCAGCCGTCCGGTCAGCCAATGACCCAGCCGCCAGTTCGGCCCATCGGTCCAGACATCGGTCAGTTCGGGGAAGAACGGATAGGGTCGCGCGTCCCATGTCCAGGCGGCGCATTCCGGTACATGCACCATCCGGCCGCCGTAGATGCTGGAGATAGGATTGTTGGCCGTATCACCCCAATGCAGGTAGCTCGCTTCCAGATAAGCGCGCTGGATCGCATCATCCCGCCAGCCGCGCGAGAAATACGGCGTGAAGCTCTCGGACGACTTCGGGTCGAAGAAGACATTGGGCTGGTTGGTGCCCCGGTCGATGGCCGGGCAGCCGAGTTCGGTGAATCGGATCGGCTTCGATTGCGGGATCCATGCCGTGGATGCACCGCTCTCCACCCCGCCCGGCCGGTTGAAATGCTGGCTCGTCCACCAGGCGCGAATGTCCTTTGGGCGGAACACCCAAGGCTTGCCCACCGCGCCATCGGTGATCGGCGTCCGGATCTGTGCGGAGCGGTCTGATGCACTGGCGTAGAACCAGCCGAACCCTTCGCCCCCGGAGATGTTCGCCTGCAGATAGGCCCGGTCATAGATCGCGGGCCAGCCTTCCAAGGCATCGGCATGGTCGAAACCGTCGCGCCAGTCGGACAGCGGCAGGTAGTTGTCGATGCCCACGAAGTCGATATTGGCATCCGACCAGAGCGGGTCGAGGTGGAAGTAGACATCGCCACTGCCGTCCTGCGGGTGGTGGCCGAAGTATTCCGACCAGTCGGCGGCATAGCCGATCTTGGTGCCCGCGCCGAGGATGGCGCTCACGTCGGCCGCGAGGGTCTTGAAGGCGGTGACCGCGGGATAGCTGCTGGTCCCCGAGCGGATGGTGGTCAGGCCCGGCATCTCGGTGCCGATCAGGAAGGCATCGACCCCGCCCGCCGCCGCGCAAAGGTGCGCGTAATGCAGCACCATGCGGCGCAGGCCCCAGTCGCTGGGCGAGCCGGTGAAGCTGACGGTCTCGCCCGACACGCTGAAATTCCCCGGCGTCGCTGCCCCGAACAGCGCCGACACTTGCGTTGCCGCAGTACCAGTCTTGTCGACCGATCCAACAAAGCCCGCTGCCGGAGAACAGGTGATCCGCCCCCGCCAGGGGAAGGCGGGCTGGCCCGGCGTGGCGGCATTGGCGCTGTAGGGGTTCGGCAGGGTGTTGCCGGGCGGCACGTCCATCAGCAGGAAGGGATAGAAGGTCACGCGCAGTCCGCGCGCCTTCATCTCTTGAATCGCCTGCACCACCGCGAAATCCGCTGGCGTGCCGCCATAGACCGGCCGATCCTCGGCGTCGCGGCTGACCAGATGGGCGCTGGCCCGGCTGACCCCGTTCACCGACCAGTTGGCGGGTGTGGTGGCTTTGGAGGCAACCTCGACGCCGGGCTTCACCTTGCAGACCCCAGCGCGCAGGTCGTTGCCGAACCAGGCTACGACGAGGCTGATGCTTTCGACCGCCGGGGCCATGGCCTGCAGCCGGTCCAGCGCCACCACGATGTCCGGTTGATCTGGCAGCGCGTTCAGATTCTCCGCGACAGTGGCACCACCACTGCCCTTGCGGATTGCATCGGTGGCATAGGTGAACTCGCCCGAGGCCGGGATCATTGTGACGGCCTTCACCAGCCCCTCGGCTGTGTCGGGGTCGGCCAGTGGGCGGAACACCTCGAAGCTGAGTTGCGGCAGGCGGTTGCCGAAGGTTGCCAGCGCCAGATCCTCGAACACGACATAGGCCGTGCCGCGATAGGCGGGCGTGTTGGCCGCGCCCATTTTGGCGGCGATGAAGGGATCGGCCGTTTGTACCTCGTTGCCGGGATACCAGCGCCAGGTCACGCCGGTCATGTCCATTGCCTTGCCGTCGGCCCAGACGCGGCCGATGCCGGTGATCGGCCCTTCGCAGAGCGCCACGGCGAAGCTGGCATAGTAGAGATATTCAGTCGTCTTGACCTTGCCGCCGCCACCGCCCTTGCCACCGCCTTGGGTCGTGGTCTTGGTCTCTTCGCGGAAATCGGTGGCCCAGATGATGTTGCCGCCGATGCGCATTCTGCCGTAAATGCGCGGGATCACCGCCCCTTCGGTGGCCGAGGTGATGCGCAGTGTGTCGAGCCGTGCGCCTTCGATCCGCTGGGCGGGTGCCAGCGAGGAGACGATCCAGCTGTCGACCACCGAGCCCACGGTCGATCCGATGAAGCCGCCGATGGCCGCACCGGAAATGCCGAGGATCGCACCGCCGAAAGCCCCGCCGATGGCAGTGCCGACAGCGCCGAGGACGAGCGTGGCCATGGAGAACTCTCAGCGTTGGGGAAAAAGGAAGGCGAAGGCGATGCGGCGTCGCCATGTCGGGAACAGCGGTTCCTCGATCACGCCGAGCCGCTCATAGGCATGCAGGAAACTGTCGGGGCCGGTCAGAATGCCGACATGTTTGGCGATGGCGCGCGGCATCATGCGGAACAGGATCAGCGCACCGGGAGGGGCATCGGCGGATGCGATCTCCGGCATCATCCGTCGCGCGCCTTCGGCCAGAACCTCGCGCGGGCCGCTTTCGCCCCAATCGCGGCTGTAGGGCGGGATCGGGAACGGTTCCGGCCCCACCACCTCGCGCCAGACGCCGCGCGCGAGACCGAGGCAATCGCAGCCGATGCCCTTGAGGCTGGCTTGATCGTGGTAGGGCGTGCCGAGCCAAGACCGCGCAATTGCGATCACTTGGGCATGATCAGCCGCTGTCACAGCACCGCCCCCTCGTGGCCGCCATCGGTGGTGGCATAGCGCAAGACCGCGTCTTGCCCCGGTATGTTGGGGAAGCCCCGGAAGTTCGCGACATTGGCGAATTTTGTGCCACAGGTCCCGATGCGCTTGTCGCAACCGGCGCGGATGGTGAAGGTGTCGGACATGGCGATGGCGCGCACTGGGGCTTCCAACAGGGTCAGGATTGCGACCCCATCGACAAGGTCATACGACAATATCTCTGCCCGGCGTCCGGCATTGGCGCCGCTGGTCCAGTCGAGGATGCCGAAGGTGAACCAGCCGGAGGTGAAGCCGCCAAGCCCGGAGGCGGTGAAAGCTCGGTCGCGCAGCAGGTCGATGATCGCGCCGGTGCCCTTGAAGGCCGGGGTCTCCAGATTGACCCCGCAGCGCGCATCGCCAACGGCGGCATCGCAGCTCGCCTGAAACGTCCGGCCGACCGTCTGGCCGAGAACATGCGCCAGCGACCGCACCTCGGCCACGAACGCCAACCGCCCGCGCCGGATTTGGCCGATAGCGCCCCGGCGCAACAGCAGGCGTTGGGATGTCGCGGCCCAATTCACACGCCACACTTCGACGGCCGCATTGTCCCAACGGCCGTCGAGGATATCAGATTCGGTGATCCGGTCGGAAGACAGGACGCCTTGGGCGTCTTGCGCATCGACGGAAAGGTCGGAACCGGAGCGAACCTCTGAGGCCGCAAAGCCACTCTCCGGCTCGAAATCGGTGCCGTCAAACGTCAGTGTTTGGTCGTGGTCGGTGAAGCCAAGCGTCACCCCATCGGCCCGCACGATCCGCCAGCACCAGGCCAGCGTCGTCGTGCCCTCGTCGAGATGGGCCTGAAGTGCGGGCGGGAGAGCCTTCACTTCTGCCCCCAGCCGCGCCACAGGGCGACCGAGGCCAGCGCCGAGGAAACCACGCCCCCGGCCGTGCCGGTCAGGGCATGGAGGTTGAACGGACGCAGATCGAAGCTGCCGGTCATCAGATCGAAATCTGCCAGCCCGGCCATGGCCAGCCCGGAGGCGGCAAGACAGGCCAGATAGACCAGCCCGCGTGCAAGGTTCCAGTTCATGATGTTGCCTTTCCTTTGAGAAATTCCACCAGCTGCTGCCACCATGACCGGACGGCGGGCGGTTGGGTCGGCACAGGCAGCCGCACGGGCACGCTCCTTGGGCGCAGCAATGCCAGCGCCTCAGCCTCGGTCAGTCGCCGGATCGGTCGCGAGAAGTCCACGCGGCCGTTGCGATCCACCGCCCAGACCGGGATGGTGCCGGTCGGATAGCGGCCGTCGTGGAACAAATCGCGTTCGGCCTCGCGGCGCGTGCGGATCGCGGCGGGTCTGAGCCAGCCCATGAAACCCTGCGCTGCGGCGGCGCGGTTGCCTGCGTTCAGGTGCCGGGTCAGCGATGCCTTCGCGATGCCGCCGGTGTTGTAGTGGAAGCTGACCAGCGCATCGAACTCGTGCGGTTCCAGCGGGACCTTCACCGCGCGCAGCACTTCCGCCTCGTAGGCGACAATGTCTGCGCGGAAGAGCCGGAACGCCTCCCGGATCCCGGCATCGAGATCGGCGGGCATGCCGCGCGGCATCCGTGCCGGATCGGGCGGACCGGCAGCAGCGGTATGGCCGATGCCGAAGGTCCAGACGCCTTTGACGTCGAGATAGGGTCCGGGCACGAGTCCTTCGTGCCGGACAAGGGCCATCAGGCCCCGATCGGTCATGTGCATGGGATCACCCGTAAATGGAGGAAACGATCAGGATCAGCGCGGCGACCAGAAGGCCGATGCGCAGGCGATGGCTGAAGGCTTGTGCCGGATCGGCGGCGTCGCAACGGATTGAACGTGCAATGCGGAGAAGTTCATGCATCGGGGTTGCCCCCCTTGCCGCTGCGCAGTCGGGCGAGGACGACCTCGATGAAGGCGGGGCCGAAAACGCCGACCAGATAGGCGGCCGACCCCGCCGCACCCCCGGCCGGGATCGCTTGCGATGGCAGGTCGAGCCAGGCGGTGATGACCGCCATCGACAGACTGCCCATCCCCGCCGCGATCAGACCCCCGAGCAGGATGTGGCGCAACGCATCGCGCAGCCGCATCCGCGTGGTCAGGGCGTTGGTCGCCCCGCCAAGCGCGCCCCAGGCCGCCAGGATGACGGCGGTGGAGGTGGCCAGGTCACGCAGCACAGCGGCGACAAAGCCGGTTTCTTCGTTCATCGCCGGATCTCCAGCAGTGGAATGGATGTGATCGACCCCAGCCGCTCAAGGTCGAGGGTGACGTCGAGCATGTCGGTGTCGAAGCGAACGGGGACGTCGAATTCGAAGCCCGCCGTGATCGCGACGCCCGCGCCCGGGGCGGTGGTGAAGGTCACGCTGCCGGTAGCGGTGTTGACGCTCCAGCCGGTCATCTGCTCGACACCGTTCAGCGCGATGCGGACGGTCCCTGCTACCGGCTTGGCAATGGCGCGGGTCCAGCTTTGCGCGCCGGAGGTGTAGCGTTTCAGCAGGGCGAATGTGGTGACCGCACCATTGCCGGTGCCGATGGGCTGGTCGGTTGGGGCCACCGCCTGCGACGGCAGGCAGGATTTGTAATCCGCCCAGTCCTTGTAGCGAAAGCCGTGCAGGCGGCCGTTGCGGGCTTCGAAGAAGGCAACGACCGCCGCCAGATCGTCGGCGCGACGGATGCCGTAGGCCACATCATAGCGGCGACGGCTGTTGGCCCAACTGGCGTTTCGCTCCTCATCGCCAGAAGCCAGTTCGACCACTTGCGTGCGCCGTTCCGGGCCCCCGCGCGCGCCCCGGCTGATGTTGTCGGGGAACCTGACTTCATGAAACGCCATCACATGCCCCTCCGGCCCAAGGACACCGCGCGGGCGATGTCGGAGGCCACTTGCGTGCGCGACTGCCGGAAGCTTTCTGCATCGCGGGCCATGATGGTGACGTTGACGGCGGGTGCGTTGGTCTGGCCTTGGCCGTAGCCCGCCGCTTCCCGGCGCGAGAGCACGCGCTCGCCGCGTTGCAGGATCGCCGGAACCTCGTCCGGCTTGATCCCAGCCCAGCCGCCTGCATGCATGCGCGGGGCATTGGCGAAGGCCAGTGCCGGAACCATGCGGCCCGGGCCTGGCGAGCCGACGATGCCACCCGCATGCAGGATGTTGGCGAAGATCCCGCCCGCACCGCCAAGCGCTCCTGACAAGGCGTTGGCGATGGGGCCGAGGATGAAGCGCCGCGCCGCAAGCTTGGCCAGATCGGCGATCATCGACGTGACCAGGTCGCGGAAGTCGAGCTTGCCGGTCTTGACGAACTCGCCCACCGCGTTCTCGGCCGACGTGAAGGCCCCGACCAGCGCCTTACCGATATCGCCGCCGATGTTGCGCGCCTTAATAGCATAGTCGGCGAGCGCCGCAGTCACCGCGCCCCAGCCGGTCGCAGCCTGATCAGCCCCGTCAGCCGCCGCCGCCCCGGCTTCGCGCGCCGCAGTGCCCGCATTCCCGGCCGCAGCTGCGGTGTCGTCCAGTTCTGTGTTCAGGGTATCCGCCGAACTGGCGGCATCTGCCAGCGCCGTTTCGGCATCCGATCCGGTACCGGTCACCGCGTCGCGCAGCGCCTGCCAACTGGCCAGCGGACGGCCTGCAGCATCGGCCAGCATGCCCGCTGCCTCGCGGTAACCGTCGGCCCGGCCACGCGCGTCGTCTGCCATCGTGCCAAGCCCGAGGTCGGGCGGCTCGAGGTATGTCCGGGACAGCGCGGCCGAGAAGGCATCCGCTGCTGCAGCGCCAGCAGCTGTTGCTGCACCCTCGAATGGGTTGCCGATCCGCGCCAGTTCCACCGGGTCGAGTGTGCCGATCCGCACCCCACCCTCGCCAACCGCCCAATCCGGCAGCAGGTCCAGCGCCGCATTCAACCCGTTGATGAAATTGTTGATGCGCGTGACGACGCCATTCAGCATCGCCTCGACGCCAGAGATCAATCCGTTCGCGGCCTGGAAGGCGAAGTCGCCGATGGCGCCGGGCAGACTGCCCCAGATTGCCACCGCCGCATCGTAGGCTCCCTGGAAGATCGCCGCCGTCCGGTCCCCGAAACTGACCACGCCCGCGATGGTGCCTTCAAGCGCCGACAGCCCCGCTGCCTTCAGACCCTCCCAGCCCGCAGCCATGTTGGCGAATGCGGCGTTGAGCGCGAGGCCGATGCGCGACCAGACCTCCTTGGCCAGATCGCCCAGCAGCCGGAACGCCTCGCCCACGCCGCCGACCCGGGTGACAAGCTGCGAGAACTGATACACAAGCTCGCCCGCACCGACGATCAGCGCGCCAATGCCGGCGCGGATCAGCGCCCCGCGCAGGAAGACCAGCGCCGTGGCGAGGCCGCGCACCGACAGGGCAGCGACAGCCAACCCGGCCACCCAGCGACCCGCCATGAAGACAACGAAGGTCGCGGCATAGGTAGCAAGCCGGGCGAGGTTATCGAAGACCATGGTGATTGCGCCGCCGATGGGCCCGGTGCCGCGCGCCATGTCGGCCAGTGCGTTCGCCACCGTTTCAAGCGCCGGGGCGACGGCGGCGGTCAGTCGGTTGGTCAGACCGAGCCAGATCAGGCTCAGCTTGGCGATGGCATCGCCGGTGCGTTCGATCTGCGCCGCGTCGGCCGCACTCACCGCCACCCCGAAATCCTGAACGTCCTGCGCGGCTTCCCGCAGGGTCGCAGAATCGATGCGCAGGAAGGCCAGTGCGGCCCGGTCACCGAAGAGGTCGGAAGCCACGGCAGCGCGTTCTGCTTCCGGAACGAACTGGTTCAGTGCCTCCTGAATTGCGACGATGCGCTGGTCGAGCGGCAGCGCCTGCAGTTCCGCCGCTGTCAGGTTCAACCGCTGCAAAGCCCCAACAGCCGATCCGGACCCAGACGTCGCTTCCGACAGCCGTGTGGTCAGTTTCTTGGTGGCCTGTTCGATCTCGCCCATCGAAACTCCGGCCAACTCCCCAGCCCATGTCAGCACCTGAAGGCTTTCGACCGTGGTCCTAAGTGAGGCCGCCATGTCGGCCTGTGCGCCGATCACGTCGAGCCCCGACCGGACCATCGCCACGCCCGCGGCCGCTGCGGCCGCCGTCACCGCTGCCAGTGCGATCCCGGCCTTGCGGGCGAAGCTGCCGAGCCGGGCGTTGGCCAGTTCCATCTCGGAGGACAGGCGGCCAAACCCGCGCGTGCTTGCCTCACCGATCCCTTCCAACTCGGCCCGGACCTGACGGCCGCCTTCGGCGACAAGGCGGACACTGACCCGTTTTTCAGCCATGTCCCTCTCCGATCTGTTCGTTGAGCTTGCGCACCATCACCGCCTCGATCTCGGGCAGCAGTTCGGCGGCGATGAGGGCGTCGATCCCGAGGGCATTGGCCATGGCGAGGGCAGCACCCATGTCCCAGCCCAGCACCGCGCCGGGGATCACCCGCAACTGGCCACCAAGACGGCCGACCAGATCCCAGACCTGCCAACCCTCTGTCGTCGTGGGCCGGTTCAGTCTTGCGGGGCAGTCGGAGCAGCGCCCTTCACAGGCCGCGCAGTAGCGGTCGCCCCCGCCGAAGGACCATTCGGCAAGGGCGCGGAGACGTTTTTTTCCGCGTCCAGGATCAGACCCTTGGCGACGTATTGCGTCTGGAAGGCCTCGAAGACCGGCCAGATTTCCAGAAGGGCATCGATACCTTCGGGCGAGACCGGGACAGCATCACCCGCGTCGTCGCCGACCCCTTCCCAATCCAGAACGGCGCGGCGGGCGACGGCCTTGGCCATGGCAAGAGCCAGTTCTTCTTGCGTCGCGGTGTCTGGCAACTCTTCGATGGCTGGGTCGGCACGCGCCGAAACCATCAAGGCTGTCGTCAGCGGGGCCACGTTGAGGCGCAAGCCGGGGGCGAGGGTCAGCCACGCGGGCGCGGCAGTCAGGTTCAGTCTGATCATGATCAATAGCTCACAACGGTGTTGACGAGGACGGCGGTGCACATGCGGGCGGGGCTGACGGCCTTGGCGGCCTGCCAGTCGAAGGTGGCCTGGATGCCTTGCGGACCCGGGATCTCGATCCGGGGGCGCGGCAGGTAGACGGCATGCGCGGTGAAGGTGAAGCTGGCGTTGGCCCCGAGGCTCCAGGCGAAGACCAGTTCGCACGGGGTGCCGTCGATGGCCTGCGTGATCAGCGTGCTGTCGGCGAAGCGGACCTCCACCCGCCCGGTCAGCGCGGCCATGCCGGGGTCAGCCCCGTCGATGCGGCCGTCCGAGCGAATGGTCTCGATCCGGTCGAGGCCGTTGGAATAGGTCACCTCGGCCGAGATGACGTTGCCAAGCGGCGAGCCGTTGCGCGTGATCGCCCCGTTGAAATGCCCGAACCGCTGCAGCGCCAGCGAGGTGGGCGTGCCAGCAGCCGTGGCCGCTGCGACGCTTTCGCCCTGCGCCACCAGCCGCGCCGTGGCGGTCAGCAGGCCGGAGCGTGCCATCTGCCACGAAAGCTGATCGCAGACGCAACCGGTGTACATCGCATAGCGCGGCACCTCGGGCATGGCCGTCTCGATGGCCATGCTTGGCAGCGTCCAGTTGCCAGACTGGAAGGTATGTGTCTTGGGCGTGGTGCCAGAGGTGACAGGCGCACCGAACGCCGCCTTCAGCCACAGCCCGAGGTTCTCGACGTCGATCGGCACGACGACGTCGCCATCGGCGGTGACTGCATCCTTGATCGGGGCCAGCGGGTCGCGCCCCTGGCCCAGCAACTCCGAGGCGATCAGCGGCTGTTCGGAGCCGAGCGTGGTGCTGGCAAAGGGCACCGTGCGGTAGCCCGTGGCGGGCGCGGTGCCATAGACGGATTCGAACGCAAGCGCCATCTGCGCCCGCGCCCCATGGGCTCGTGCCATCGTGATCTCCTTTGGTGAGTTGGGTCAGGCCAGTGGATCGGCCGTGGAATAGTGCAGGATGACCGGGATCACGGCCGCCTTCAGGCTTGCAGCACCCTCGACGGGCAGATCGACCGGGCGCGGCGCTTCTGCCTCGATCCAGTCGCAGAGACCGCCCAGCGTGCGGTCAGCGGCAATCGCCGCGCCAATGCTGGCGCAGAGTGTGTCGAACGCGACATCACGGCTTGCGCCCTGCACGACCGCCTCAATCTCGGCCCGGTGCTGGTAGTGATAGCGCAGGGGCGACAGCGTGACTTCGGGCTCCCCCGGTTCGCCGTCGCGCAGGATCAGGAGGCCAACAGCGGGCACACGTTCGGGGAGCACATCGCCGCGCAGGGCTGTAGCGGGCAGCGCCGAAAGCCGCGCGTGCAGCGCGGCGAGGATGGTTTCGCGGGGGGTGGGCATCGACACAGACCTTGCGGCTTTCTTGGGGACCGTTGCGGCATCGGAAGCACCGAACGGCAAGGTAAACGCTTCTTTACTACCTGCCTCTACTAATGATCCCGCGGGTCAGCGGGAGGTTCCATGCATCACAATCTAAGGGAATTTCTCCGCCACGGCGGCAGCGGGCAGTATGTGTGCGCACGGCAGAACGGGGCCGTTTACGGCTATCGCGCGGGCATTTCGATCAAGTCGCTTTTTCCAGGCTATGCCGAGTTGCGTGCCGACTTCACCGACCAACTTGACCGCCTGATCGCCGACAACACCCGGATGCTGCTGAATGCGCTGACACCCCCGGACACTGTGCCGTCGGTGACCGAAGCCGACCTGCGCGACGTTTCGGATGCGAAGGAGGAAGCGCTGAGTCAGTGGGATGCGCGCTTAACGGCCATCTTCGAGGAATACGAGACACATCCGCAGCGCTTGCGTCCGTTGCGGGCAGCGATGGAAGAACGCCTCATGCGGGCCTTCGCGGGTCTGATCAACCAGCTTCGGCAGCAGGATTTGGGGATCGAGCGGTACATCTGGCGCTCCCAGGACGACGCGAAAGTCCGTGACAGCCATGCCGAATACGACGATCAGATATTCCGCTGGGACGAGCCGCCCGCAGGGGGCCATCCAGGGCAGGCGCACAATTGCCGATGTGTCGCGGAGCCCGTCGCGCCGCGTGAAGCCATGATCACGCCAGTGGAGTATGTGCCAAACGTCGGTGGCCTGCCGGATGTCCTGCCATCCCCCTCGGAACTTGGCTCAGGACTTCGCGCGCTGACAAGGGGTGGCCTAGCTGCGGTCGCGGCTGTTGGGCTTGAGGCATTTCGCCGTTACGCTGATGAAGCAGCCGTTCAAAGGTCTGCCGAACGCCTCGGCCTTGACCTCTCTACGGTAGAAGGTGTGCTGGCTGCCCGCGCGCATGCTTGGGGTCAATTCAATTCAGGCCGTTTCTCGGGAGCCGACTGGTCGGGGCCCAGTTCCGAGATCGTGGCCGAAGCTCTTGCGCTGCACGAACTCTCTGACCCAGGCGCCCTGGGGCGAGCTTTGGCCGGAAACCAAGAGGATATTGCCAGGATACAGGGCGTTGTCGATCAGGCTTTGAGAGCTTGGAACGAAGGACGACTTACAGTGCGGCCAGGCGAATTTGCGTCCGGCTGGGTAGAGGTCTTTCCCAAACTCGATGAGTTCGGTCGCGATATCCTTGATTTACCAGGCTTTTCGACCGACGGCTATCAAGCGCTCGGTGGTACCTCCTCACCGCATGTTGTTGAGAATCGCACAGAGGGCGGACCCAGAGCGCTTCCAGAAGGTATCCCGGAGACGGATTCGGAGGGCCGACCCGTGGAACCTGCGCCGGAAGCCCGGGGCTTGCCTGCAAAGGGGCGTCCGGGAACTTGGGTTGTCGGCCCTCGCGGAGACAGATTGTATGGCCCTGACGGAAAACCGATCAAAGACGTTGATTGGGGCCACGATCACGGTCAAGGTCAGCCCCATACGCACGAATGGATCGACGGCGAGCGCCAGCCCGGTCGGCCAGCGACCGAGGAAGAGAGCTTTTCAGGTGACGGGCGAGGTGATGACGGGTTGATCCGTCCGGAGGATTGGAGATGATCACCTTTGACGGGGATGAACGTTTTGCCGACGTGGAATATGTTGGCCTTACCTACGAATCCACAGGGCGCGTCCTGAGGTTGCTGGTCACGTCCGATCCCGCAGACAACTGCGAAACAATCCTCCTTCGAGATGTTGCGGCATTTGATGTCCTTCACTTCACGCGACAGAATGTTGTCAGTTACCTTGATATTGCGCGTTTGGCCGCCGCCGAGCATCATGCCTTTGTCGAACTTGCCGTCGGCGAAGGGGCGATCATTTCTTTGAAAACAAGTCCCAGCCCGAATGTTCTGCTTGGGGTTGTTTTCGTGTCTGCCAACGGAGCAACGATCTTTGCTCTTTGCGCTTCGGTTGAGAAATGCTCTAGCGACGGGCAACCGATTTACAAAGTAGTTGCATGATTTTCGTGGCATTCACTCAACTATCAAGCCAGTTCGCCACGATCAACCCCGGCACACCGTCCACCGCTCGCTCTGCATCCCGCGCCAGGTCCAGCCGTTTCGGCAGCTTGACCTGCGGCACCAGCAGGAAGATCGGCGCGGTGACGACGCCCCGGCCGGTTTTCGACCGTGACGCCACCGCCCGGCCCTTGGTGTTCAACCGCCCCTCTGCCACCAGCAGGCTTGGCCCCCTTCGGCGATAGACGAACCGAAGGCGCAAGCCGGTGCGGCGTTCCCATTCGCCGGGGGTGATCCGGCCGCCGCGCGTGGACTTGCCTGCCGCTGGCGTCGGGATGGCCAGCCAAAACCCGTTCTTCGAGCGGATCAGCGGGCCGGTGTCATGCGCACCGATGATCACCGGGGCGTTCGACCAGACCAGCGCCGCCGCCTTCAGGCTTTCGCCGGACTTCGGAAAGCTGACCGAGCGGATCGAGTTGGCAAGGCGTGTGCCCAGCCCCGCACCGGTGATCTGGGTGCGCCATGCAGATTTCAGGCCGGTGCCCGCCTGGCGCATCGCGGCGGTGACAGCGCGTTCTCCGGTCGCGACCTCGGCCGCCATCAGGGCGACGATGTCGGGATCGATGGCGAGTTTCAGTTTCACGCTGGCCTCAGGTCGACGGTCCACACCAGCCGTTGCCGATCACGGACCGGTTCGCCCTGAATGAGGAATGCCTCGGCGTCGATCTCGATCCGATCACCAGGGAGCGGGTTTTGCACCTCGGCCACGCGCAGGTCGACACGCGTGGTTTCGGACCAGAGTCGCGCATCGCCAAAGTCGGTGATCGCGTCCGCACGCCGGGCGACGACGCGCACCAGAACGGGCGCGCCGCCATCGGCGATGTATACCGCATCTCGCCCCATGTTCGGATCGGCGAAAAGCGCGCCGACAGCGGCGGCGAAGGCAGACATCAGAACGCGCCGTTCAGCCGCACCCGGCCGATCAGGTCGGTGGCCCCGCCTGCCACAGCCTCGGTCGCCACGCCGATCAGGGTGTTCGAGGTCAGGGTCTTGGTCGTATTCTTTGCCGTGTTGTCCCAGTAGATCTTGTCGCCAGCGGCCCATGCCTGCGAGGCGACCTTCTTCAGATCGTAGACGCCCTCGACCGCGGTCTCGACCGCTTCGCCAAGGGCGGCGGTGCCAGAAGCGACGCCGAAGATGGCACCGACGAGGAGGCCATCGCCCGATGCTACGGCATAGGGCGCGGTCAGGGTGATGATATTGCCGGGCTGAACGTAGTTTTTCATGATGGGGATCCTTGTGGAAAGACGAAAGGCGGCCCGTCTGGACCGCCAGCGTGTCAGGGTTCAGGATAGGGGCGTTACGCGCCCGGGTTCTTGTAGAGGCCGCGCCAGTCGATGGCCTTGGCGCCGAAGTCGAGGCGGCACTTGATCTCGACGCCGTCGACGTCGAAGCCGTTGCGTGTCTCGATGTAGGCGCCCTGCTGGCCCTCGAGATAGGCGTATTCGATGGTGTCGATCTGGTTGGGCGAGGCTGCCAGATACCAGGACGTGGCGCTGGCCGCATCGAGGCGGGGCTCGCTGATCGGCGACAGCGTGCGGATCGACTGCGGCACCACCTTGGCACTGTCGGCAGGCACGAGGTTCTGGGCCACCAACTGCTCGGCCTT